ATGAAAAAATTCATTGGATCAGTTTTAGCTACGACATTAATTTTAGGGGGATGTTCCACGATGGAAAATGAATCAAGTAAAGACACGAATACAGAAACAAAATCAGTACCAGAAGAAATGGAAGCTTCAAAATATGTAGGCCAAGGCTTCCAACCGCCTGCAGAAAAAGATGCGATTGAATTTGCGAAGAAGCATCGTAAAGAATTTGAAAAAGTAGGTGAACAATTCTTTAAAGATAACTTTGGACTAAAAGTTAAAGCTACAAATGTTGTAGGTAAAGATGATGGTGTAGAAGTTTATGTGCATTGTGAAGATCATGGCATTGTATTTAATGCAAGTCTACCTTTGTACAAAGATGCCATCCATCAAAAAGGATCAATGCGCAGTAATGACAATGGTGATGATATGAGTATGATGGTGGGTACAGTGCTGAGTGGCTTTGAATATCGAGCGCAAAAAGAAAAGTATGATAACTTATATAAATTCTTCAAAGAAAATGAAAAGAAATATCAATATACAGGCTTTACAAAAGAGGCAATTAACAAGACACAAAATGTCGGATATAAAAATGAATATTTTTATATTACATACTCTTCTAGAAGTTTAAAAGAATATCGAAAGTATTATGAACCACTGATTCGAAAAAATGATAAAGAATTTAAAGAAGGAATGGAACGAGCAAGAAAAGAAGTGAATTACGCTGCAAATACAGATGCTGTTGCTACACTTTTTTCTACTAAGAAAAACTTTACTAAAGACAATACAGTAGATGATGTAATCGAACTAAGTGACAAATTATATAATTTAAAAAATAAACCAGATAAATCTACAATCACAATACAAATAGGGAAACCCACTATTAATACTAAGAAAGCCTTTTATGATGATAATCGTCCAATAGAATATGGGGTGCACAGTAAAGATGAATAAAATTAATGATAGGGATTTAACAGAATTAAGTAGTTACTGGGTTTATCAAAATATTGATATAAAAAAAGAATTTAAAGTTAATGGAAAAAGGTTTAAACAAGTAGACAGTTATAATGATGATAAGAATAGTAATTTGAATGGTGCTGCTGATATTAAAATATATGAGTTATTAGATGATAAAAGTAAACCAACTGGTCAACAGACAATAATTTATCAAGGAACATCTAATGAGGCAATTAATCCAAATAATCCATTAAAATCATCGGGGTTTGGAGATGATTGGCTCCAAAATGCTAAATTAATGAATAATGATAATGAAAGCACAGATTATTTAAAGCAAACAGATCAATTATCAAATCAATATAAAAAAAAGTTAGAAGATGCAGATAGATTATCAAATAGTGATTTTTTAAAAAAATATAGAATGGAATCAAGTAACTTCAAAAACAAAACCATTGTGGCGGATGGCGGTAATTCGGAAGGCGGTGCAGGAGCAAAATATCAAGGAGCGAAACATCCAAATGAAAAAGTTGTTGCTACTGACCCAGCAATGGTACCTTATGCTGCTTGGCAGAAATTTGCTAGACCACGCTTTGATAATATGATTAGTTTTAATAGTACCAACGATCTATTAACATGGTTACAAGATCCATTCATCAAAGATATGCCGGGAAAACGCGTTAACATTAGTGATGGTGTGCCCAGGTTAGATGCTTTAATAGACAGCCATGTAGGTTATAAAAGGAAGTTAAATAGAAAAGATAACACATACGATACTGTACCACTAATCAAAATTAAGTCGGTAAAAGATACAGAAATTAAAAATGGAAAAAAAGTAAAAAAGACTATTAACATAACATTAGATATGGATGGGCGAATTCCAATAAATGTTTGGACAGGAGATTCGATTGCACGTTCTGGAAGAGGAACTTTAATTAAACTTAATTTAGAAAATCTTGATGCGTTGAGTAAACTGATTACTGGTGAAACTAGTGGTATGTTAGCAGAATGCGTAATCTTTTTAAATGAAAGTTTTAACATCTCAGAAAATGAAAATAAAAATTTTGCAGATAGAAAGAAACAATTATCAGAAGGATTTAAGGATAAGATTAACTTATTTCAATTAGAAGAAATGGAAAGAACTTTAATTAGTAAAATAAACTCACTTGAAGAAGTTGCAGATGAAACAATAGAAAGTATTAGTGCTGTTAAACACTTATTACCTGATTTTGCATTGGATGCATTAAAAGAAAGAATTAATGAGTTGTTTAAAGGTATAAAATCTTTTATAGAAAAAGTGTATGATAGTATAGATAATGAAATTTTAGAAATTTTCAAAAATATTGATCATGACTTCAAGGATGGAGTATCTGAAGAAATGATGAAACATTTGAAAGTAGTAAAACAGAATATTCAGCAAATAAAAAATCAAAATGATATTTATGGTAGGCAAATTGCAGATATTAGAAGTATTATGAAGCAACAAGATGCAACAATTTTAGATGGAAATTATCAAATTAATTATAGCTGTGAAAATATGGTGCAGGGTCTAGCTTTACCTTCTAATTATTTAGGAAGAAAAATGAAAATATTAAAAGACCATATCGATGATGGTATTAAAAAAATAGCAGACTATGTTCAAGGTATATATGATGAATATGCATCGAAAATTGTCGATGTAATAAAATATTTGATTAATACAATTCCCAAAATACGTAAGAATTTAAGACATGCAATTGAAATGTTAAATGTAAAAAAGAAAGAATTTTTGTCCCTGATTCCTAATGTAACTTGTAATTATATTAAAACTAAATTAGAAGAATTAGATAATACTTTAGGCAAATGGGAGCCTTTTCTTAATGATTTAAAAGCAGTGTCACCAATTTTAGATAACCATTTAGATGATATTGTTAAGAACATGAAGCCTTTGATTGTACAAATGATATTTGAACCATCACATTATGATGATATGTTTATTTCAAGAAAAGCTTTAACGCCAGTGTTCTCAAGCGTTTTATAAAGCTTGTAAAAAATATAAGGGCAAAAAAAGGGCGGATTTAAGCTAACTTGGAATGTTTTCGAGTTTTTGAGTTAGTTCTCTATCCATTTTTTCAGTTACATGAGTATATATGCGAATGGTTGTTTTTTCATCTACATGTCCTACCCTTTTCATAATTGCTTTTAAAGAAACATTCATTTCTACTAATAAAGTTATGTGTGTATGTCTAAATGTGTGCGTGGTAACTTTCTTATTCATATTTAAAGCTTTTGTAGTTTTCTTAAGCACACCGGTGATTTGATTATTACATAAAGGATTCCCTTTTTTTGTTGTGAATATGAACCCTCTGTCAACATAGCTCGAATTCCATCTTTTCAACATTTTGTTTTCCAGTATTATCTTTTTAAAAATTTCTACGGTTCTAGAATTGATGCTGATACTTCTTTTTGAACTTATAGTCTTTGTAGTGTCTTTGTATCCGAATCCTTCCTCGTATTTAATGCGGTGAATTGTACCTGTTATATTGATAGTTTTGTTTAATAAATCTATATCTTTTTCCTGCAGTGCTTGTAGTTCTCCTATGCGCATACCAGTTAAAGCCTGTACTTCTAAGATGCTGGCAATTAAAATGCGATTTCGCTTGTGTAACTTATTATCATTTAGTATATGATCACGTATCTGTAGGACTTGGTTCATTTCTAAATAGTTGTACATTTTAGATTCATCTTTTTCGATATCCTCTATTGTTTTTCTTCTTTTAGGAATTTTGACATTAGTTAACAAATATTCATTTGGATAATTGTAAAATTTAACTGCATATTTAATAGCTCCTTTCATATCTCCGAGTTGACGGGTTACTTGATTTTGAGAATAGATATCTGATAATTTATTAATAAATATCTGCATATATTTTGTATCTAGTTTGTTTAAAAGCAAGTTCTCAGAGCTGTATCGTTTAATGTTTCTAATTCTTATTTTTATATTATTAAGAGTAGTCAACTTTGAACCTGATGTTTTTATATGATATTCAAGCCATTCATCTAATAGCGCGTGAAAAGTCAAAGTTTTTAATTCGCTTGACGACTTGTTGTTCAGTTTTTCTTTTATTTTTTCTTCTAAACGAAACATTGCTTCTTTTTGAGATTGTTTTGTATTCTTGTTCAACACAACACTTACGCGCTTCCATTTATCTGTGTAGGGATCTTTATACTTCTCGTAGTATCTGTATTTAGTTTCGTTATTTTTGTTTTTAAATTTTTCAATCCACATGTTTATACCTCCTGCAAGAACGTATGTTCTATAAAATATTAAAAAATAATAAGGGTAGTCGGGCTACCCGTAATTTAGTACTAGGTACTAAATATGTTATAATAAAATAAAAAGTAGGTGATAAGATGACTCAATTTCTAGGGGCGCTTCTTCTTACAGGAGTTTTAGGTTACATACCATATAAATATCTAACAATGATAGGTTTAGTTAGTGAAAAAAACAAGATTATCAATACTCCTGTATTATTGATTTTTTCTATTGAAACATGTTTGATATGGTTTTATACTTTTATAATTTTTAATAATGTTGATTTAAAAAATTTGAGTTTACTTCAGTTGCTTACAGGTCTAAAAGCAAATATTTGGTTTCTAATTATTTTTGTTTTAACAGTGCTTGTATTTAATCCTTTAATTGTTAAATTCATTATCTGGTTAATTAATGAAACAAGAAAGTTTATGAATTTGGATTGTATAAGCTTATTAGACAAAAGAGACAAGTTGTTTAATAACAACGGTAAACCAGTATTTATAGTTATTAAAGACTTTGAAAACAGAATCATTGAAGAGGGTGAACTTAAAACCTATAATTCAGCTGGTAGCGATTTCGATTTACTAGAGGTTGAGCGACAAGATTTCAAAGTATCTGATTTACCGTCAAACGATGAATTGTATATTAAACATACACTTGTAGACCTTAAACAACAAATTAAATTGGATTTATATTTAATGAATGAATACTAATCTTTTTTCTTAGCTTTTTCTGATAAAGTGCTTTTTAATTTTTCGCTGGCGCCTGACTTTTCAAAACTTTTGTTTAATGGGTTACTACGGGTAGCTTCTTGTTTTTTGTTTTTATCCGCCATAAAATTCTCACCACCATTCAACGTCTACACTAGTAGGCGTTTTTTGATTTTTATATTAAAGGGCTATAAAAAGCTGTTAATACTTCAATTCTTTAATCCACATATATTTAAAAGTGAGGTAGTAGGTAATAAATATAAGACTTAAAGTTAAGATTGCTTTTTTCATGTCAATTTCTCCTTTGTTTATATTTATATTAAATCACTAAATAGACGTTATTAATCACAATACAATTAATTGATTGTAAGATACTTAGTCGTATAATTCTATATACCTATTAGTAAATTCTTCTGCTGTTATTTCTCCATTTTCTTTTTGTTGTTGAAGTTTAGAAGCTTCTTTTTGAATTGCATCGTATTTTTCACGAGAATACCCATATTTTTCCATCTCTTTATAATTAGCTTCGTTTATTTGTTCTTGTTGCTGAGGTGTGACACAACCACCAACTGTGCATTGTGTACCATCAGGTTTTGTGTAACCTATAACGTCACCTGCGCCTTGTGCTTGGTACCAAGTATTACCATCTGCATCTACCATGCCGTTAACATTGTGACCATTTTTTACTCTTTGTGATATTTCGTCTTTAGTTAAAGGTCTATTGGTTTGTTGATCGTTGTTAACGTTTGTGTTGTTCTCGTTGTTTACTTGATTATTGTTATCGTTTTGATTAGCATTTTGATTAGCATTTTCTTTTTTAGCTTCTGCTTTTTCTTTAGTTTCTTTCTTTTTATCTTTGTTATCTTTCTTTGTTTCCGTTTTCTTGCTTTCCTCTTTCTTATCGCCGTCGTTACTACCACATGCACCTAACACCAACGTACTTGCTAATAGTAAACCTAATAATCTTTTCATTTTAATTTCTCCTTTGTTTACTTTTTTATATTAAAACACCATATAGGTATTTTTAATCAATATGTTTTTACACTTGCTACAACTCTGCCTACAATTTTAACTTCATCGTCTTTACCATATACTTGTGGATAGTGATTAGGATTGTTCGATTCGGGTATTAATATGATTTGGTCTTCATTGTATCTTATGCGCTTAACAGTACCGTTATACCCGTTTATCATGACTACACCTAACTGACCATTTTCGACGATAGAATCTTTTTCCACTACAACCACATCACCTTCATCAAAAAGTTTGTTCATACTATCACCAGACACTTGTAAACCAAACTCTTCTTTATCAGGATTCAAATTTTTAGTAGAGAAGTATATGTAATCAACTAAATTTTCTTCTGTGTATATAGGCATTCCTGCAGATATCTTTGATACAACTGGTATTTTTTTAACTGGTAGTGTATCAAGTTGTACGATTTTGTTAGGTGATTCAACAAGCGATGATTTTTCTACTCCGAAGTATTTGGCTAACATTTCGATTTTGTCTATTCTTGGGTACGTTTTTGCATTAATCCAATCTGATAAAGTTGTATAACTTATTTTTAAGTCTCTAGATAATTTGTTTCTATCAACATTATTTTCTTTCATGAGACGAGAAATATTTTTTGCCATAATTTCTTTGTTGCCTAACATTATAATTTCAATCCCTTCATCTAATATTACAAACTTATTATACGGCTTAATCGTAAAATATACAAGTAAAAAAATAAAATTACGGTTAAAGTGTTGACATTACGTTTAAACCGTAATATACTTAAGGCAGTTCTTAAGCAAGGAGGTATTACAATGACGCAAATCATCGTTAAAAAAGAACCAGTAACGTTAAAGACATTGAGAGCAAAATTTGACTTAACTCAAGCTAAGGCTGGTGCTAAGGTTGGCGTGTCTGCTGATGTGTGGCATAACTGGGAAAAAGGAAAGACTTTTCCTAATGTTCCGCAGTTAAAAAAGATAGAAGAAAAATTTGATATATCTTACGATGATATTATTTTTTTAACTAAAAATAACGGTTAAACCGTAATAGGAGGAAGCCCAAATGCAAGAATTACAATTAGTAGAACAGAACGAGACACATTACGTAGATAGTAGAGAAGTAGCAGAAATGGTGGGTAAGGAACATAAAAATTTAATCAGAGATATTGAAAATTATAGAAGTGTAATTTTGCAAAGCTCAAAGTTGAGCCCTGATGATTACTTCGTAGAATCAACTTATTTAGGTGCAAACAATCGTCAGACTAAACACTACTTATTAACCAAAAAAGGTTGCGACATAGTGGCAAACAAGATGACAGGTAGTAAAGGCATTTTGTTTACTGCAACTTATGTTGATGCATTTCATAAAATGGATGAATACATTAAACAACAAGCACAGCTTAATGTACCACAAACACCAATGCAAGCATTAGAGATGATGTTCAAAGCACAAAAAGACCAAGAACAGTTTAACAAACAAATGCAACAAGAAATCACAGGCATTCGTCACATTGTCGGTATTGAAACGAAAAACTGGCGTAACGACACAAACAAAATGTTATCTGCGATTGCACAACATTTAGGTGGCGGAGCAATGCACCAGAAAGTTAAGTCTGAAGCATATAAAGCTTTAGAAGAAAAAGGACGCTGTAATTTAAAAATTCGTATGCAGAACCGCAAAGGCAAAATGCTAGCGAATGGTGCAACGAAAACCCAGATTAACAAGTTGTCAAAATTAGATGTGATTACTGATGAACCTAGATTGGTTGAGATATACATTTCAGTGATTAAGAGTATGGCGATTAAATACGGTGTAGATATTAGCCAATTTGAAATTTAAACAAACATCTTAAAAGGAGGAATAACAAATGAACATTCAAGAAGCAACTAAGATAGCTACAAAAAATCTTGTCTCTATGACACGGAAAGATTGGAAAGAAAGTCATCGAACTAAGATATTACCAACAAATGATAGTTTTTTACAATGCATCATTTCAAATAGCGATGGGACAAACCTTATCAGATATTGGCAACCTTCAGCCGATGACCTCATGGCAAATGATTGGGAAGTTATAAACCCAACTAGAGACCAGGAATTATTGAAGCAATTTTAGAAATGCTATCAATGATACTTTTTAAATTGTTTTTAAACTCATTTTCAAAGTAAACAACAGTCTTGTCTGAAATTGTTACATGATAAATAGTGTTACTAGCATACACGCCGTTTAGGAACCCAGAGTTTTTAAGTTTATTTAAATCGTATTTTACATCTTCGAAATGTAGTTTTTGAAAATACTTTGTATGTATATCTTTAGCACTTCCAAAATTATTGCAGGTTAATTTAACCGAACCTAACTTTACACATTCTAAATAATCTTTGTAGAGTACGTACAAGATATATTGTTGGTCTTTAGTAAGTGTATCAAATTCATCAGATATCAAGGGCATGTTATCACCTCCTTAGGTTGATAACAACATTATACACGAAAGGAGCATAAACAAATGAACACAAGATCAGAAGGATTGCGTATAGGCGTCCCACAAGTTTCTAGCAAAGCTGATGCTTCTTCATCCTATTTAACGGAAAAGGAACGTAACTTAGGAGCGGAAATATTAGAGCTTATTAAAAAAAGTGATTACAGCTACTTAGAAATAAACAAAGTTTTCTATGCATTAGATAGAGAACTTCAATACAGGGCGAATAATAACAAACTTTAACATTTATCTAAAGGAGTGATAGAGATGCCAAAAATCATAATACCACCAACACCAGAAAACACATATCGAGGCGAAGAAAAATTTGTGAAAAAGTTATACGCAACACCTACACAAATCCATCAATTATTTGGAGTAAGTAGAAGTACAGTATACAACTGGTTGAAATATTACCGCAAAGATAATTTAGGTGTAGAAAATTTATACATTGATTATTCACCAACAGGCACTCTGATTAATATTTCTAAATTGGAAGAGTATTTGATCAGAAAGCATAAAAAATGGTATTAGGAGGATTATCAAATGAGCGACACATATAAAAGCTACCTAATAGCAGTGCTATGCTTCACGGTCTTAGCGATTGTACTCATGCCGTTTCTATACTTCACTACAGCGTGGTCAATTGCAGGATTCGCAAGTATCGCAACATTCATATTCTATAAAGAGTACTTTTATGAAGAATAAAAAAACTGCTACTTGCGACAACAAGTAACAGTTAAAGATAAGCATTTGTCTTAAATAATTATATAAGGAGTTATTAATATGACCTTACAACAAAAAATACTATCACATTTTGCAACATATGACAATTTCAATCCTGATGATGTAGTTGAAGTTTTTGGAGTATCGAAAACACATGCAAAATCCACACTTTCGAGACTTAAGAAAAAAGGAAAGGTTGAAATGGAAAGTTGGGGAAAATGGCGTGTTATCGAAGCACAATTACATTTAACTGTCGTCGAACGTAAAAAAGAAATTTTAGAAGAGCAATTTGAATTGTTAGCAAGATTGAATGAACAAAGTGATGACCCTAGAGAAATAGAAGATCGTATCAAGTTAATGATTCGTCTAGCTAACCAATTTTAAGGAGGATTTAATCAATGGCAATATTAGAAGATATTTTTGAAGAATTAAAACTATTAAATAAGAATTTACGTGTGTTAAATACTGAACTATCAACTGTGGATTCATCAATCGTACAAGAGAAAGTTAAAGAAGCACCAATGCCAAAAGAAGAAACAGCTCAACTGGAAACAATTGAAGAAGTTAAGGAAACGTCTACTGATTTAACTAAAGATTATATTTTATCAGTAGGAAAAGAGTTCCTTAAAAAAGCAGATACTTCTGATAAGAAAGAATTTAGAAATAAACTTAACGAACTTGGTGCGGATAAGCTATCTACTATCAAAGAAGAACATTATGAAAAAATTGTTGATTTCATGGAAGCGAGAATTAATGCATGAAGCTAGATCACTCAAATAGAGCTCATGCAAAGCTAAGTGCAAGTGGTGCGAAACAATGGCTAAACTGCCCACCGAGTATTAAGGCAAGTGAAGGTATTGCAGATAAAAGTTCAGTTTTTGCTGAAGAAGGTACATTCGCCCATGAATTAAGTGAGTTATATTTCAGTCTTAAATATGAAGGCCTAACACAGTTTGAGTTTAATAAAGCTTTTCAAAATTATAAGCGAAATCAATATTACAGTGAAGAGTTGCGTGAATATGTTGAAGAGTATGTAGCTAATGTAGAAGAAAAATATAACGAAGCTTTGAGTAGGGATAATGATGTAATAGCTTTATTTGAAACAAAATTGGATTTAGGTAAATACGTCCCTGAATCTTTTGGTACTGGTGATGTCATTATATTTTCAGGTGGTGTACTTGAAATTATTGACCTTAAATACGGTAAAGGCATTGAAGTTTCAGCTATAGATAATCCTCAACTTAGATTATATGGCTTGGGCGCATATGAACTGCTTAGTTTAATGTATGACATTCATACAGTTCGCATGACTATCATACAACCACGAATAGATAACTTTTCTACTGAAGAGTTACCAATATCAAGATTACTTCAATGGGGAACCGATTTTGTTAAACCATTAGCCAGACTTGCTTATAACGGTGAAGGTGAGTTTAAAGCAGGTAGTCATTGTAGATTCTGTAAGATAAAGCATTCATGTAGAACACGTGCAGAATACATGCAAAATGTGCCTCAAAAGCCACCACATTTGTTAAGTGATGAAGAGATTGCAGAACTTTTATATAAACTGCCTGATATCAAAAAATGGGCTGATGAAGTAGAACATTATGCGCTAGATCAAGCGAAAGGAAATGATAAAAACTATCCTGGTTGGAAGCTTGTAGAAGGTCGTTCGCGAAGAATGATAACTGATACAAAAGCAACGCTTGAAAAGTTAGTTGAAGCGGGTTATAAACCTGAAGATATTACAGAAACCAAGTTACTTAGCATTACGAATTTAGAAAAATTAATTGGTAAAAAAGCATTTTCTAAAATTGCAGAAGGCTTTATAGAAAAGCCGCAAGGTAAATTAACACTTGCTACTGAATCAGATAAAAGGCCAGCTATAAAGTCATCTGCCGAAGATGATTTTGACGAACTATAAAAAATTAAAAAGGACGGTATATAAACATGAAAGCAAAAGTATTAAATAAAACTAAAGTGATTACAGGAAAAGTAAGAGCATCATATGCAAATATTTTTAAACCACGCAGTATGCAAGAAGGTCAAGAAGCAAAGTATTCCATCAGTTTAATCATTCCTAAGTCAGATACAAGTACGATAAAAGCTATTGAACAAGCTATAGAAGCTGCTAAAGAAGAAGGAAAAGTTAGTAAGTTTGGAGGCAAAGTTCCTGCAAATTTAAAACTTCCATTACGTGACGGAGACACTGAAAGAGAGGATGATGTGAATTATCAAGATGCTTATTTCATTAATGCATCAAGCAAACAAGCACCTGGTATTGTTGACCAAGACCGAAATAGATTAACGGATTCAGGAGCTGTTGTAAGTGGTGACTATATTAGAGCTTCAATCAATCTATTTCCATTCAATACAAATGGTAATAAGGGTATTGCAGTTGGATTGAACAATATTCAACTTGTAGAAAAAGGCGAACCTCTTGGCGGTGCAAGTGCAGCAGAAGATGATTTCGATGAATTAGACACTGATGATGAGGATTTCTTATAAGTCAATAGGTGGGGTTTCTAGCCCCACTTTAATTTTAAAGAAATTGAGGTGTCAAGAATTTGAAATTTATGAATATAGATATTGAAACATATAGCAGTAACGATATTTCGAAATGTGGTGCCTATAAATACACAGAAGCTGAAGATTTCGAAATTTTAATTATAGCTTATTCGATAGATGGTGGAGCGATTAGTGCGATTGACATGACTAAAGTAGATAATGAGCCTTTCCACGCTGATTATGAGACGTTTAAAATTGCTCTATTTGACCCTGCTGTAAAAAAGTATGCATTCAATGCTAATTTCGAAAGAACTTGTCTTGCTAAACATTTTAATAAACAGATGCCACCTGAAGAATGGATTTGCACAATGGTTAATTCAATGCGTATTGGCTTACCTGCTTCGCTTGATAAAGTTGGAGAAGTTTTAAGACTACAAAGCCAAAAAGATAAAGCAGGTAAAAATTTAATTCGTTATTTCTCTATACCTTGTAAACCAACAAAAGTTAATGGAGGAAGAACAAGAAACCTACCTGAACATGATCTTGAAAAATGGCAACAATTTATAGATTACTGTATTCGAGATGTAGAAGTAGAAATGGCGATTGCTAATAAAATTAAAGACTTTCCAGTAACTGCAATTGAACAAACATATTGGGTTTTTGACCAACATATAAACGACAGAGGTATTAAGCTTTCTAAATCATTGATGTTAGGAGCTAATGTGCTCGATAAGCAGAGTAAAGAAGAATTGCTTAAACAAGCTAAACATATAACAGGTTTAGAAAATCCTAATAGTCCTACACAGTTATTGGCTTGGTTAAAGGATGAACAAGGATTAGATATACCTAATTTACAAAAGAAAACGGTTCAGGAGTACTTAAAAGAAGCAACAGGAAAAGCTAAAAAAATGCTAGAAATTAGATTGCAAATGTCTAAAACCAGTGTGAAAAAATACAACAAAATGCATGACATGATGTGCAGTGATGAACGGGTAAGAGGTCTGTTTCAATTTTACGGTGCCGGTACTGGAAGATGGGCAGGTAGAGGTGTACAACTTCAGAATTTAACAAAGCATTATATTTCAGATACTGAATTAGAAATAGCAAGAGATCTTATTAAAGAACAACGTTTTGATGATTTAGATTTATTACTCAATGTTCATCCTCAAGACTTATTAAGTCAATTAGTTAGGACGACATTTACTGCTGAAGAAGGTAATGAACTAGCAGTAAGTGATTTTTCTGCAATAGAGGCAAGAGTCATAGCATGGTATGCAAAAGAACAATGGCGTTTAGATGTGTTCAACACACACGGAAAGATATATGAAGCATCGGCTTCTCAAATGTTTAATGTACCGGTAGAAAGCATAACTAAAGGCGACCCTCTCAGACAAAAAGGAAAAGTGTCCGAATTAGCTTTAGGCTATCAAGGTGGCGCTGGAGCTTTAAAAGCAATGGGTGCATTGGAAATGGGCATTGAAGAAAACGAGTTACAAGGTTTAGTTGATAGTTGGCGTAACGCAAATCCTAACATAGTTAATTTTTGGAGGGCTTGCCAAGAGGCTGCAATTAATACTGTAAAATCCCGAAAGACGCATCATACACATGGACTTAGATTTTATATGAAAAAAGGTTTTCTAATGATTGAATTGCCTAGTGGAAGAGCTTTAGCTTATCCGAAAGCTTCAGTTGGTGAAAATAGTTGGGGTAGTCAAGTTGTTGAATTTATGGGCTTAGATCTTAACCGTAAATGGTCAAAGTTAAAAACGTATGGTGGGAAGTTAGTCGAGAATATTGTTCAAGCAACTGCAAGGGATTTACTTGCGATTTCTATAGCAAGGCTTGAAGCATCAGGTTTTAAAATAGTTGGTCATGTCCATGATGAAGTAATTGTAGAAATACCTAGAGGTTCAAATGGACTTAAGGAAATCGAAACTATCATGAATAAGCCGGTTGAATGGGCAGAAGGTTTAAATTTGAATAGCGACGGATTTACATCACCCTTCTATATGAAGGATTAGGAGGATAGATTATGACAATAAAGGAATTAGAAGAGAAGTTTAACATCTCTCGATATTTTGTTGTAAAGCATGATAGGGATTGGGAAACAGGTGAAATTATTGACACTTGTATTGTTTTAGATGAATATGCGGACCATATCAACATAGAAGTTGAGGAAGTGATTTAATGCAACAACAAGCATATATAAATGCAACGATTGATATAAGGATACCTACAGAAGTTGAATATCAGCATTTTGATGATGTGGATGATGAAAAAGATGCGCTGGCAAAGCGCTTAGATGACAATCCGAATGAAATACTAAAGTATGACAACATAACAATAAGACATGCATATATAGAGGTGGAATAAATGAGTATTGTAAAGATTAACGGTAAACCATATAAATTTACCGAACATGAAAATGAATTGATAAAAAAGAATGGTTTAACTCCAGGAATGGTTGCAAAAAGA